TACCAGAGCTTGACCGTGATGGTCGCATACGTACAAATTTTAATCTTATATTTACTACTAGCGGTAGGCTTAGTAGTTCTGGGAAGTTCAACGCTCAGCAAATACCTCGCGACAATCCTATTATCAAAGGTTGCATCAAAGCTCCAGCGGGTTTTAAGATCGTTTCGCAAGACTTGACGACAGCCGAGATGTACTATGCTGCTGTGTTATCGGGGGACAAGAACTTACAAGAAGTATTTTCTAGCGGTGGCGATTTTCACTCAACTATTGCTAAAATGGTGTTTGACTTACCATGTGCAGTTGAAGATGTAAAGAAAAAATACGGAAGTATGCGTCAATCAGCTAAAGCTATTAGTTTTGGTATTTTATACGGGAGCGGTGCTAACAAAGTATCACAAACTGTATCAAAAGCCACTGGTGAAGACTACCCTGTTGATAGGGCAAGAGAGGACATCAAATCTTATTTCAAGAAGTTTAGCAAACTTAAAAACTGGTTAGATACACGTAAAAGCTTTATTGAACAAAATGGCTATACTTATAGCTATTTTGGCAGAAAGCGTCGTCTTCCTAATGTATTTTCTAGTGACAAAGGTATTGCAGCTCACGAAGTACGTAGCGGGATTAATGCTGAAGTCCAGTCTCTTGCTAGTGATGTTAATTTGCTTGGTGCTATGGGCACTGCTAACGACATTGTTAAAGTCAATATCGACGCTAAAATCTTTATGCTGGTTCATGACTCGATTGTGGCACTGGTTAAAGAAGAGCACGTAGAGCAGTATTGCAAAATCTTAAAGCATAACACACAACATGATTGGGGTTGCTCTATTCCTGGTAGCCCTATTGGTGTTGACCAAGACATTGGCGACGATTACAGTTTTGGTGACTGGGAAAGCTATTATGAAGTTACAGGAGATCGTATTTCCCGTATTCAGGCTGGGTGAAAAACAACCTTTTGAAGATGGTGGCATAGTATACTACAAATCAGAATATAGTGATAAAGATACTGCTGAACACACAACAAATTATAGATTCGTAGACGACAAGTCCATAGATAAACCAACTCTAGGTTTACGCAGACTCGCTTTGCAAGGTAAAGCAACGTTATTCCCTATAAGTTCAGCAGTATACTTTCTTGTAGACATTATTAAGTTAGCAAAATCTACTACGTGGTTTATTGATAGCCACGGACGAGTTTTTCAACATAAAAAAACTACGCGCGCCAAACTAACAACAAAGAAGATTACAAAAGTGTTACCTGCGGATGGTATAGGATGTGTACTAGAACTAGAAGGTGTGTCTCATAGGTTTAAAACTATGATTCAGCCTGAAAGCTACCACCAGTACGCAGGAGTTTTATATATGGATAATAGCTACCTATTTTACGGCTACTATGAATATCCCCAAAAAGATACATGGAGACTTGTATAGTGGCAAAAGCAGTTATATCAAATAGAATATACTTAGATAATCCAGGCGTAGAGCATACTAAACACGTAATTAAGTCTCTTACCTACAAAATACACAAAGATACTGGATCAAAGAAGTTTGCCAGTGTCGAAACAATTAAAAACTATAAGTCGCTAATCAAGGGTATTCTTTCTATTCCACAAGGGCGTACAGATTTAATACCCCAAGATTACGAAATCATAGACAAACGAGTCTTAGTTTCAGTTCCTTTTCCTGTGCCTAAATTTGAGCTTTATGAAGATCAGCAAACAATCTACAATGAAGTAGAAGGTACGTGCTTTATCAATGCCTTACCAGGCTGGGGAAAGACTTTTACCGCATTACATCTTGCTAGAAAGTTTGGGCAAAAGACTTTAGTTATAACGCATACGGCAGCTTTACGAGATCAATGGATTGAAGAAATCCAAACACTATTTGGTTGTGAGTGTGGAATTATAGGTGGTGGTGATTTAGATTACGAAGATCACTTCATTACAGTTGCAAACATCCAAACTTTAGTAAAGCATACTACAGAGCTTGCCAAAGAGTTTGGTACAGTAATCTTGGATGAAGCACACCACTGTCCTGCAACAACATTTGCAGGAACAATTGATGCCTTTCATGCTCGATACAGAATCGCTCTTAGTGGAACAATGATTCGTAAAGACGGTAAGCATATTTTATTCAAAGATTATTTCGGTAATATTGTATTAAAACCTCCAGTTTCTAATACAATACCGCCTACCATTCATATGGTAAAAAGTGGCATTACACTCAAACCTAATGCAACCTGGGTAGATAAGATCACTGATCTTACCCAAAACGACAAGTACAGACAATTTATTGCAAACATAGCTAAAATGCACGTTGCCGAAGGTCATAGTGTTTTAGTTATTGCTGATCGAGTAGAATTCTTAGAGAAAGTAAAAGAGTATGTTGGTGAAACGTGTTTGTTGGTTACTGGGGGAACCAGTTTTGAAGACCGACAGCGGGCAAAAGAGCAAATCCTTGCCAAAGAAAAAATGTGCATTGCTGGAAGCAGGCAAATATTTTCAGAGGGTATCTCGATCAACATCCTTAGTTGCGTGATATTAGCAGTTCCAATGTCAAATGATAGTTTACTAGAACAAATTGCTGGTAGAATTATGCGAATGCATGATGGTAAACTAGACCCAATCATAGTAGATATTCAGTTTGCTGGATACGCTGACAAAAAGCAAAACACAGATAGGCTAGGGCTTTATCTACGCAAAGGATGGAAAGTATTAGCGTAGATAAAATTTCACTTGTCAAACGGTATCCAAAATGGTATAATATTTATTAAGTTTCAGTATATGACCCTTTTCTTCAACCTTGGATTGCTTGAGTCCAATACACATTGTGACTCTACAAAATTAGTTGAAACTTTAAGATTGCATTTTATTAGAAAATCTATTCCTAAAAATCAATACAGTAAAATCAAACCGATTTTTAACTTAAAAGGTAATAGTTTTCTAATAAACCCTGCGCTTTTATTTACTGATACCAACACAGATATTGTACATAAAGCACAATACATACGATTAGCGGGGCGTAGAAATTACGCCATATATAAACATTACGGTTATACATATCTAGACCTATCTTACTATTCAGATATTGACCTAAACGCAATAAAATCAAATCCGCTACTAAAAATAACAGAAAACAAAATCCACTTCAAATACGAGGAAAATTAAAAATGGCACTTAGCTTTAAAAACACCAAAGGTAAAGCACAATCAAACAAAGTCGAATCTTACGAGTACAAAGATGGCGAAAACACAGTCCGCTTAATTGGCGGAGTTCTTCCACGATATATTTATTGGCTGAAAGGCACTAATAACAAAGATATTCCAGTTGAATGTTTGGCATTTAGTCGTGAAAAGGAGAAGTTTGATAACATTGAGAAAGATCACGTTACTGAGTATTTCCCAGAGTCAAAATGCTCTTGGAGCTATTCTGTAAATTGTATTGACCCTAAGTCGCAAAAAGTTGTTGCTCTTAATCTCAAAAAGAAATTGTTTGAGCAAATCGTTACAGCGGCTGAAGATTTGGGAGACCCTACTGACTATGATACAGGTTGGGATGTTGTATTCAAGCGCGTAAAGACAGGCCCACTGCCCTTTAATGTTGAATATACACTACAAGTTTTGCGTTGCAAAGCTCGCCCATTAACTGAAGAAGAGCGTGCTATGGCTGACGCTGCTAAATCTATTGATGAGAAATTTCCTCGTCCTACCGAAGCAGATGTAAAAGCCTTGTTGGATAAAATTACTACACAACAAGATGAAGAAGGCGAAGGCGAATCTTCAGAGCAAGAAGCAGTCAAAGAACTAGGTTAAAAAACTAAAGCCCGCTAAACGAAATGCTTAGCGGGCTTTTCTGTCTCATAAGGCAATATGAAAGTATTATTTACAGCTGACGTCCATATCAAATTGGGTCAGAAAAACGTACCTATCTCGTGGGCTAAGAATAGGTTCAATATGCTCTGGGAACAACTCCACGACCTACAATCAGAGTGTGATCTTTTTGTTATTGGTGGAGATGTTTTTGATAAACTTCCTAATATGGAAGAACTAGAGACGTATTTTGATTTGGTTAATGCTTGCAAGATTCCCACTATTATTTACGCTGGAAATCATGAAGCAGTTAAAAAGGATACAACTTTCCTTACTAACCTAAAACAAGTTACCAATCGCTTAAATTCCAAAGTAGAAATTATTGACGATTTTTACTCACTGGATAATATGGATTTTATCCCATATAATAAATTAAAAGATTTTGAAAAGTCACCGCATTTGGTGCATGGCGACATTTGCTTTACCCATGCTCGTGGAGAGATTCCACCACACGTAAAGCCTGAACTAGATTTAGAATTATTTGCTCGCTGGAAAGTAGTTTTAGCTGGTGATTTACACAGCTATGAAAACTCTCAGAAAAATATTATCTATCCTGGAAGTCCAGTTACTACTAGTTTTCATCGTCATAATGTAGATACTGGTGTTGTTATATTAGACACTAGCAGTTTAACTCATGAATGGCGTAAGCTACAATTACCTCAACTTATTCGTCGTACAGTAGCTGTACACGACCCTAAACCGCAAACTGATTACGATCACACGATTTATCAGGTTGAGGGCGATATGCAAGAATTAGGTGAGCTAGAAGATAGTGATTTAATTGATCGCAAAGTAATTAAACGTGACACTGATAGTGCCTTAATCTTAGACAAAGAAATGTCTATGAGTGAAGAAATTCGAGAGTATCTTGCATATATCTTAGAATTGCCAGAAGATACTATAGAAAACGTATTAAAAGAGTTTCAAAATCATGCCGACAAAATTGAAACTGAATAGAGACTTTAATGATAACTATAAAACAACTACGATGGGCTAACGCCTTTAGTTACGGAAAAGATAATAAAATTGATTTTATTGCGGCCCCACTTACGCAATTAGTGGGTCGTAACGGACACGGCAAAAGCTCTATTGCCCTTATCTTAGAAGAAGTATTATTTAATAAAAATTCTAAAGGCATTAAGAAAGCAGATATTCTTAACCGACATATTAAAGATAAAAGCTATACTATTGAGCTAGACTTTAATCGAGATGATGTAGATTATACAATTAAATCTAGTCGAGGCACTGCTCAAACTGTAAAACTATTTAAAGAAGGTGTAGACATATCTGCACATACTGCGACCGCAACTTATAAGATGATCGAAGATATTTTAGGTTTCGATCATAAAAGTTTTGCACAAATTGTTTATCAATCAAATGCGTCGAGCCTAGAGTTTTTAACAGCTCCTGACACCGCTCGTAAAAAGTTTCTTATTGAGATTTTAAATTTAGGTAAATACACTCGTGCAGCAGAAGTTTTCAAAGAAGTTAGTGGTCAATTAACCAAAGACATTACTGCAGTGCAGTCTCAAGTTAATACTGTTTCAAGCTGGTTAGATAAGTACGAAAAGACCGACTTAACCTTAAAAGAAACTATAACAACGCCTGAGATAGATACTACCACAATAGCCGAAGCTGCTGCATTAGAATCAAGTATTAGTAGTATTGAGTCTACTAATAAAAAGATTAGTCAAAATAACACCTACAAGCAACTACAGTCTAAAATTAAACTACTTCCTATTCCTGACAAACCTGAAGAAGGTATAGAGGGGTATCAAGCAGAAGTAGCAAAATTATCTAAAACAGTAAGCGATGCGGAATCTTTTGTTAAAAAGATGAAAGCATTGCGTGGAACCTGCCCTACTTGTTTATCACAAATCAATGAAGCCAAAGTAACAGAATTAGTAGTAGAAAAAGAAACTGAAGCCAAAAAAGCTGAGTATTCTTCCTCAATGTATACTACAAGAATTAACAATATTAAATCACAGAAACTTGCTTGGCAAGAAGCTCAAAAAGCCCAAGAAGATTGGGAAAAGTATCATACCTTAATTGATACAGAGCTGCCAGAAACTCTACTAGACAAACAAACCTTACAACAGCAATTTACGGAATTACAAAGTTCAATTACATCTACAAAACGTAAAATCGTAGAAGCAGAGCAACACAACAAAGAAGTAACTGCACACAACACTAAAGTAGATTTAGTATCAAAACAATTGGTTGAAATGAACCAAGAGTTAGAGGTTTACAGCGGTAAGTTGCATGAGTTAAGCGAAAGAATGAGTATTTTAAATGTGTTAACAAAAACATTTAGTACAACAGGTTTAGTAGCATATAAAATTGAGAGTTTAGTAAAAGACTTAGAAGATATTACAAATAAGTATTTGGTCGATCTAAGTGATGGAAGATTTCAAATTGGTTTCAAAATAAGTGCTAGCGACAAATTAAATGTTGTTATTACTGATAATGGTAAAGATATTGAAATACTGGCTCTTAGTGGTGGTGAGAAAGCAAGAGTTAACGTAGCTACATTATTAGCTATTAGAAAGCTAATGCAAACATTGTCCAGTTCTAGAATCAATCTATTAATACTGGATGAAACTGTAGAAACACTTGATACTGATGGTAAAGAAAAATTAGTTGAAGTGTTACTACAAGAAGAACATTTAAACACTTTCTTAGTGAGTCATGGCTTTAGTCATCCCCTACTAGAAAAGATTAATGTTATTAAACGTAACAACATATCCCAAATAGAGGTATAATATGATTTTAGAAGAAATTGATGGAGACGTAAAAGTTGTCCTTAACGGAAAAACTTTAGCAGTAGGTAACAGTATTGAAGACAGCCAATGGCCTCTTGTTGCTGTACTAGGTAAAGGTAAAGCCACTTTTCGAGTTGATCCTAGTTGCACAGTTGAAGTTAGGGGTGTAGAGGCTGTTGTAGAAACTGCCGCACCTACACCTACACCAGCTCCAAAAGTTAAGGCAGCTCCAGTAGCTGAACGGGTTACCCCCGCAGTGGAAACTCCAAGTGAGTCTATCAAAGAAGCGTAATGGCCGTAGATCCTAGAGCCAAAGGTGCTAGAACAGAAACCACAGTACGTGATCTGTTAAAAAAGCATACAGGTTTAGCGTGGGAAAGAGTACCTGGATCGGGCGCTCTTGACCCTAAACATCAGCTTAAGGGCGATTTATACGTCCCTGGGCGAACCAACCTTTGGTGTGTCGAAGTTAAAGGCTATGCGGAAGATCACCTTACTTCACACTTACTAACATCCAAGACTCCACAATTAGTAGAATTCTGGCAACAGACTACTCGTCAAGGCACTCAAGTAGGCAAAAAACCTTTGTTGATTTTTAAATTTGATCGCAGCAAAGTATTTGTTGCTTTTGATGAAATGCCTAATTCGCAAAACTATCGCTGCCTTTACTACAACCACGAAGATCATGAGTTCTATGCAGCACTGCTAGAAGATTGGTTAAAGTGGGAGCAGCCAGTATTTGTAACTTGACAAAACAACTTAACAGTGGTATAATAACAGATTAACACGCAAACTATATGTCAAAAACATTCTCAAAAATTACCGAATCAAACAATACTCTGTTAGTTGTGGATTCACTTAATCTTGCCTTTCGCTATAAACATAGCGGTGCAACAGATTTTGCTGAAGATTACTTACGCACAGTTCAAAGTCTTAAAAAATCATACAAAGCATCTCATGTGATTATTGCAGGCGATCAAGGCTCAAGTTCCTATCGCAAAGCTATTTATCCTGAGTACAAACAAAATCGTAAAGACAAGTTCGAAAACCAAACCGATGCTGAAAAAGCAGCATTTGAATTGTTTTTCGAAGACTTTACCAAAACACTAGAACATATTGCTGAAAATACTGACTTTCCAGTTTTACGCTTTCAAGGCGTTGAGGCTGACGATATTGCAGCGTATATTGTATCAAAAAAATCAAAACTCCCTGTTGATGATATCTGGCTGATTAGCTCAGATAAAGACTGGGATTTATTAGTTCAACCAAACGTATCGAGATTTAGCTATGTTACACGCAAAGAAGTTACAGTCGATAACTGGAATGACCATTATGACTTTAATCCCGAAGATTACATTAGTATCAAGTGTCTTACTGGTGATACTGGTGATAATGTTTTTGGCGTGCCTGGTATTGGACCTAAAAGAGCAGTTGGCTTGGTTAATGAATATGGCAGTACCTATGACATTATTGCAAGCATCCCTCTGTCAGGTAAATACAAATATATTCAAGCCTTAAACGAATGTAAAGATACGCTAGAATTAAACTATAAATTAATGGATTTAGTTACCTTTTGCGAAGACGCAATTGGTACTGAAAATTGCAAACAAATTGACGAAACCTTAGAGTTATATTTAAAATGAACGGAACATCAATAATTTCAAATGGTATTTACAATGTAAATACTATGAGCTACACGCAACTAGAGTGTATGCTGAAGCCAGGAGCTCAACTTCCTTATCGTGCTCATCCCACAGACGCAGGAGCAGATTTAATGAGCAACGAAGATTTGGAAATTTATCCCAACGAGCAAAAACTTGTTGATACGGGTATAGCGATTAAAATTCCACATGGCTTTGCAGGCTTTGTGTATAATAGAAGCTCTCAAGGAAAAAAGGGAATCACTATCCCTCACAGCGTAGGCGTGATAGATAGTGGTTATCGTGACACAATTAAAGTTTTGTTAAAAAATATCGGTGATGACCCTTATAAAATTACAACTGGTGATAGAATTGCCCAGTTGGTTATTCAGAAGGTTGAACTAGTAGGCTTTAAAGATATTTGGAACGACTCTACCCGAGGCACAGGAGGCTTCGGTTCAACAGGAACATAAAGGAAATCATGGGATTTAGCACAAGAGCACAAGTAATAACACGTCGTACATATAACAGACCAACTTCAGACGACGGAAAACAATTTGAAACATGGCAAGAAACAGTAGCCCGAGTTATCGACCACCAAGAGTGGTTGTGGCAGCGTGCTGCAAAACGTGAACTAACAGATGTAGAATACGCAGAACTATACGACCTTGAACAACTAATGCTGGATCGTAAAGTAGCTATGAGTGGTCGTACACTTTGGTTAGGTGGCACAGACGTAGCTAAAACTCGTGAAGCATCACAGTTTAATTGCAGTTTTACACACGTAGAAACTGTATATGACGTAGTAGATTGCTTATGGCTTTTACTACAAGGATGTGGAGTAGGATTTAAACCAATTGTTGGTACACTAAATGGTTTTTCAAAGCCAATTAAAAATATCCGTGTAGTACGTAGTACTCGCACAGCTAAAGGTGGATTAGAGCATAATGTTGAAACATTTGATCAAGAAACTAAGACATGGACTATACAGGTTGGGGATTCTGCCGAAGCCTGGGCAAAATCTATCGGTAAGCTTATTGCTGGTAAGTACGCTGCTGATACTCTCGTACTCGACTTTAGTCAGCTACGCCCTGCTGGGGAAAGGTTAAAAGGTTATGGTTGGATTTCAAGTGGAGACACTGCTATATCAACTGCATATGTGGCTATTGCAAACATCCTTAATGGCCGTGCTGATAGTTTACTTACTAGGATGGATATTCTCGACATTATTAATCATCTTGGCACTATTCTTAGCAGTCGCCGTAGTGCAGAAATTGCTTTGTTTGACTACGGACAGCCAGAATGGGAAGAATTTGCTGTAGCCAAAAAAGACTGGTGGTTGTACAACAATTCACACCGCCAACAATCAAACAATTCACTAGTATTTAAAGAAAAGCCATTAAAAGCTGACTTGCAAAAGATTTTTGATCTAATGCTAGAAGCGGGCGGTTCAGAACCAGGATTTATCAATGAAGTTGAAGCTCTCCGTCGCGCTCCATGGTTCAAAGGTGCAAACCCTTGCGTGGAAATCTTACTCGGTAATAAATCATTTTGTAATCTTACCGAAACAGACATTGCTAAATTTAAAGGCGATACCGCTGGACTTCACAACGCCATCAGGCTTGCAGCTCGCGCTAACTATCGCCAAACTTGTGTAAACTTACAAGACGGAATTTTACAAGAATCATGGCATTTAAATAACTACTTTATGCGTTTGTGCGGAGTTGGTTTAACAGGTATTGCTAAACGCCCTGATATGAATGGTTACGACTATGAGTATTTAAAGCGTACTGCAACTGGTGCTGCTATTGGTATGGCTCAAGAACTTGATTTGCCTAGTCCCAAAAATATTACTTGTGTAAAACCTAGTGGAACACTATCCAAGATTATGGATACCACAGAAGGAATCCACAAACCACTAGGAAAGTATATCTTTAATAATGTTCAATTTAGTAAATTTGACCCTGTTGTTGAAGTATTGCGCGATGCTAATTATAACGTTGTTAATCACCCCACTGATGATAGCGGTGTACTTATTACATTCCCTGTTGAGTGGATTGACGTACCTTTTCATAAAGTTGACGGCAAAGAAGTCAATCTTGATACAGCAGTCGAACAACTTGAAAAATACAAACTAATTCAGACCTCATGGACTCAGCAAAATACTAGTGTAACAATTAGTTATGACCCTACTGAAGTTCCTGCAATTATTGACTGGTTATTAGATAATTGGGATTGTTATGTGGGTGTTTCATTCATCTATCGTACTGATCCTACTAAAACAGCTAAAGATCTCGGATATTTGTATTTACCACAAGAAGTTGTGGATGAACAAACTTTCCGTAATTATGTTCAACAATTAAGTCCAGTAAGCCTAGAAAACGCTAATAGTTTTGACGAAATTATGGGTGAAGATTGTGCTACTGGTGCATGCCCAATTAGGTAAATATGGAAGAAGTAACAAAAGACACAGTACTAAAACTAGAATTAACTATTGAAGAGATTAATCATGTTTTAGCGGGGCTTCAAGAATTGTCAGCTAAAATTTGTAACCCAATTACGGTTAAGATTCAAAAGCAGGCAAACGAACAGTTGCCCAAAACAGAAACTCCCACCGAGTAAACAAAAAAGCCCCTACAGATTGCTCTGTAGGGGCTTTTCTTTTATGTAGGAGTATCTTCGTCGCTGTCTTCGTCATCGATGGTGTTATCACCATCCATACTGTCAAGCTCACTAAATACATTAATTAGCATATCGCGATAAGGTTGGTCTACCATATGCAAATCTACTAAGTATACGTCTAAATGATCGTTTCGTAATAGTTCGGCATGATACATAAATTGACCAAACGCTTCTATTTCTTCATTAATGTTTTGATTTGCATAGTTTTCAATTACTTGCGCAGCTACCATGCGATCAACTTTAGGCACAATACCTTTTGTAGTTAATTTAACTAAATGTAAGGCTTTGCTTTCTCGTTCACGCATAATTTGATTACGTTTAGCAGTACTCCAAGAGTACCCGCCATTGCCACCCCAAAGATCCCAAGCAACACGACCTTTGCTTGGAAAACCTTCTTCGCCGCTGTTAAAACCAGTTGCTTGCTTATCGACCTCATGTCGGCTAAAAAAGCTATACATTCTCAATACAGTTGACGCTGTTAATGGATCACGATCTTTTAGTTGGTTAGCTCGTGCTAAACCAACTAATGTACCGCCTGGTTCGCCTTCACTTTTCCATTTTAGTGCACGTTTGGCTGCACTTGCCATACCTGATGTTGGTTTATATGTTTTCGCCATTGTTAATCTCTATAAGCTAAAATAATTTGTTTACACATTTTAGATCTGACAATATCGTCATCCATAAATCGGACAACTTCGATATCTGGGATACGATCTAATCGCTGAATTGCGTCTGATAGTCCTGAGTCAGGAATATCAGCTTGATCTACATCGCCACTAATAATCATTTTACAATTTTTACCAATGCGTGATAGCAACATTTTCATTTCTTCTTTGGTAGCATTTTGTGCTTCATCTAAAAGAACAATGCAATTATCAAAAGTTGCACCTCGCATAAAGCCCAGTGGTTTAGGCTCTATTGTTTTTGCTTTTAATGCGTACTCATAAAACCCTTTTCCAAGGCTACGAGTAAACACGTTATCGAAAGGCTCTAGATATGGAGCATATTTCTCCTCTAGTGTACCTGGTAAAAATCCTAGCCCACGTCCTGTTTCTACGTTAGGTCTAGTCAGAACTATCTTCTGAATACGTCTATGAAAGAGTTCTCCCGCAGCATATGTTGCTGCTACATACGTCTTACCTGTTCCAGCACTTCCTACACCAAATACTATTTGATTAGATTGAATTGCTCGTAAATATTCCGCTTGTATAAAGTTTAGTGGTTTTACATCTGTAAAGCCATACTCTACTGGGTTACGTTCCAATTGAATTACATTGTCGCGTCTTGCTCTTTTACCACTTGCCATAAACTTCCTTGTAAGGTTGATAAAATCGGTCTGCCTATTTATATTATAACAGACCTAGATATGCTTGTCAAATATAAATTTACTTCTTCTTGGCGTCTTCGACTTTAGTACCTTCAAGCTTTTTGTGCACTTTAATAGTTTTGCACTCTTCTTGTGGTTTACCCGCTTTATCTAGTACAACTTTGCCTGCTTTATCTGTTTTTTCTTTACAGACTTTTTTGGTTTCTGCTTCAGCAAATGCTGTAACAAGTGCTAAACTAGTAACAACGGCTACAATAAATTTTTTCATTTAGTTTCCTTGGTTGGTGCAAACTTTTCGCTTGCTGTAAATCCTAATCCTGCAATTACAATATACATCATAGAATCAAATAGCTTTGTGTCTATTGTATGACCTAATATCATCGCTATAAAAGCAGCAGCACATAGTAAAAATGCTAAAAAAGTAATTACTCGCTTACTACTAACAGTGTGGTCTTGTGATAACATACACTTTAAGTGGTTCATTTAAATCTCTGGATGCGGTGCTTGTTGAGGAGCAGGCTTACCATTAATATAAATAATATTAGTACTAGGAGCACTGGTTCCATTAAAGCCTTGAGTAGTAGAAAAACCTGGATTAAACGTAGGCTCTATTTTTACTGGATTAGCTTTAGCATAAGTATTTGAATTTTCTTGTGCTTGCTTAATCATATCACGTTTCATTTCCATTTCTTCTTTGCTACCACCAGCTAACATAATTCCTGACAATGTACCTGTTAAAAAGGTAGCAATTGGAATAATCATTTCAAAAAACTTTTGGTCAATTGGACTAATAGCGTTTAATGGCTGAGTAATAAAAATAATTGAATATAATACTACAAACACGATGCCAGTTAATGTAAGAGCCAAACAAATGCCAATAAAGAATTTTAGGCGCGCCATTAGCTGATCTTCAGTATAGATAATTGTGTTACTTTCCACAGTTAGCTCCTTGTGTTTGTTGTGCAGTGCAAGCACCTGTTGGTGCAACTGATTGATTAAATGTTTGAGTTTGTCCATCTTTGGGAGGTCCAAGTCTTGGGTCGCGTTGACCTTTAAAAATATGTTCTGGGCAAGTTCGGGTAACGTCACATACTGGTACTTTACAAAATTCTTTGTCCCAGTTTGCAGGGTCTTGGCAAGGGTATCTAAAGCTATCTTTGCCAAAAAATGCCAAAGCCAATGGTATTGAAAGCAAAAGTATTGCCCACTTAAATAATTTTAAATCGTTGTGCATTTATAATCCAATTCTTCCTAGTAATAAGTTAACGATTTTATCTGATAGATCATCTGGTAAGAATTTTAAAAATCCTAAGAAGTATAATGATACACATCCATAAGTAAATATTTTAAAGCATAGATCAGCTGTTTTTTGATATTCGTTCATTAGTGGCCACACCTATTACCTGTTTGACAATATTGCATTAGTTCGTAACCACCAATAAAAAGTATAAATAAAACAAAAGCACTGCCGCCTATTATCATGGCCCACTCATTAAGCTCTTCTTCTTTTTGTTTACGTTTACGTTCTTGTGCGTTAAAAAGCCTTAGTTCATTAGCATCATCTGCATCCATTTGTGCTTGGCGATCTTTAATTTTATTCCAAACATCAATTTTGCCTGTTTGCATAAATAGCATTTTAAGTTCTTCTTCAAATGCTCTGGCTTGTTCTAAAGCCATCTCAATTTGAAGGGCAGTGCCCATGTTATTGCCTTTACCAGACTTCTTTGCTTCCATTAAAGCTTTAGTTGCCGTGCTTTTAGCATCAAACATTTTGCCAATCATTGGGGCCAATGACCCTAAATCGTTGGCAACTGCGCTTGCTTTCTTAACCATTGAAATGGCAGTTTGTATCCCCGCTAGTGCGGTCATTGGATCTATCATATTACCTCCTATTGGCGCTTCTTACGCCATTCTAGACAAATTACTTTTCGATTATATACGTCTCCAGTCCATGCCCATCGAACACATTCGTATTCAGGTTTAGCATAGCCTAATGTTATTGAAATTAACCAAGCGGCAAGCACCGCTTAGGCTCCTAGTACATGCTTGGCATGTTCATAGTGTTTTTTACGATCTTCTAGACCAATAGTACCACCGTTAATACGTTTGGTTAGGGTTAAGATATCGTCTTTGTCAGCCCACTGATTTAAGTTGTTTGTTTCCCAGAACCAGCAAGCACTTTGCGCAGCTCCTTCAAAAGTTTCCATGTATTCGCTGGCTTCTTCAGGACTAATTTGTAAACTAGCCGCAAACCAAAAATAATTGTCTTTGCCAGTTAGTTGAATTAAACCGCGACCGCAGTAACGATAACCGTCGCCAGAGGCTTCGTCCCCATTGCCCATTCGGTTACAGTATACTTTATTTGCAATTGCTTGTGGCTTGTTTGCAAATTGTGCTGCCATTTCGTCTGTGGGAAAATACTTAGGAAAGATTTTACGTAGTGTAACTGCACGATAATTTAAGTTTTCTTTGATTGCACGAAATCCGCCTGATTCATGAGCGCATTGAGCTAAAAATGCTGCCATACGCTGTGGGGTATTAATCTCGTATTCGGGCAATAGTTGTACAAGTGC